GGAGGAAATGGATCTAAAGTTACACCTAATGTTGAATTAACTTTATCCCAAATATATGGTGGTGTATACCAACTACTACTATTAGACATTAATCAAGTACCTCTTAGCTATATGGAACCAGTGTGGACACAAATCACTTAACTTACTCATCAGATACTCAGTTTGTCCAGGTAGGCATGGTTTAACATCGCGTTTATGAATGCGGCGTTTAACTGTAATTAGTTGTCTTTTTCTAGTTACATAACTGAAATATTTCTTACCTATTGAGTTATAGCAAAATCCAAGAACATCGGGTTTAAGTTTAGTTACTGGTATACAAGCTCCCCATTTACCATCTTTAATTAAAATTAAATCACCTCTCTTATTTACACCATCGGATTCTATTAGTATCAGATAATCAGGATTACTAATTGCATAATGGAACAACACTGACCAAGTGTAATTCGCAACTAATTTACAGTCAGTACGTTTACTCTCGTTAATTAATTTTATTAGCTGATTCATAAAGTTCATCAAACTCCTCATTTATGCAATCTAATATATTTTTACTTAATCCTCGATAATACTCTATATCCCATGCTATATAGAAACCACTATGCGTGCTAGTTACACGTAAGACATTATCGTAATAACTTATGAGATAATGTCCATCGTAATGTAGACTATAGCTAGTACCACAAAAATATAGTACCGCTTTAACATTATTCTCGTATCTAAATGTTATGTAGGTAGTGCGATATTTATTATTTTTATCAAACTCACTAGATTTAGGAAATCCAAATAACTCAATTAACATATTAATGTAACGACGCGTATCACTATCTATCTTACCTCTCCATGGTTTATCTACTACTTTAGGTAAGATAAATTCACAATTCTGAGGATTGAATTTAACGTCGGCTAGTGGGTATTGATATGTCTTAGAACTCTTTGATCTCATCTTGTAGGCTTTAGCTAGTAATGATTCATTCATTACTAGCTGATAATAATAGGTACTAGTTGACGCTGTATCTTGATAACCGTTAGCCGCTGACGGAATAAATACTGGAATATTTGATCTATGATTACAATGTTTGTATACTGGTGTAGATTGTTGCATAGTACCATGCCACCACTCATTTAAGTCATTAAAGTTACTTAATAATATCAGAGCATTACCGTATATATTCTCTAACCATAAACCAAATATCTTAGTATGATCAGGATCACTGTACATTATACGTAATTTAGCTCTTGCGGTGAAACCTTTACCATCTACTGACATAGATTCTCCAGCTACCCAGAAAAATAGAGTCTTACCTAGATGCTTCATATCTCCATCTATTTTATTCATTCTGGAATTAGCATCATGTTTGGCACGATCATCTGTAGCTTGGCATGATGAATAGTAAATCGAATTACCTTGATTGCAACAGGTATCTTCATCACTTACTATACGTGTAGTAGAATTTGTTACTGTAGCTGATAATAAATCACTTACATTCTTATTATCTAATCCAATTGATAATAAATGCCTACTTAACTTCTTATTACCTATTCTCTTACTGCGCCATTCTTCAGGTGTTAATCCACGAGCTAATTCTGCTAATTCAGGCTTGTTAAAATTGATAGCGGCTAACGTGAGCATATCTTGGTATAGCATATTTAGTCCTCTAATAATTATTAATTCAGACTTAGAAAGTTGATAATTGAATATTAATGGGGGAGTATAGAACTCCCACATAACTATCTATTTCTTCGCTGAACTAAATAATCCAACTAGATATGAATTAGTTAGTACACATAACCATAAATCAACTTGAGTTGTGATACCAAATGTTAATAACCATTTAGTTATAATAACTTGAAGTAACCATCCTCCTAGTACAAAAACACTAACTGTTAATACTAACGCACCTACAGCTTGTAATGTTAATTTCATGAGATTCTCCTTATTTAACTACTTCAACTAATTGAACTTCAACTAATACTGGTTGGCGCGATTTGTCATTTAGTAATGCTTTTAATACATTACTACTATGATGTTTCATTTTAAAAACACGCGCACTAGATAACTTCTTTGACCACCTACCCCATTGTGTTCCTGACGCTCTAGATTGTCGCCAATACTCGCCAGTCAACGAGTCTTTAATTATGTACATTCAGTTTATACCAATCATCCAACCCCGTAATTCCGACTATCAAATCAACTAATTCATCCTCCGACAACTGGCAGTTAGTTAGTTCAGATTGTTTCAGAATATCATTATCTACAAACCTATGAAATTTAAAAAGAAGAGTTTCTGCATTTGCAGCACACATTACGTCTTTAAATTCTGTACCATAGTAAATCTTTCCAGTTAAACTCATATCTGAGTTAATAGTTATATCAGTTAATACGTAACCTTTATATTCGTTCATTTCTAACTCCAATAACTACAAGTGAACTATTAGTTAATTGAGTTAAGGTACATCAATTAACTAATACATAATCTACATCAACTAAACTAATGTGAACTTAGTGAATGTAAGTTTACCATCATTTACATTAGGTACGATAACTTCATCACCTTTAACTAAAGATTTAATACCTCGTTTACGCTTACCTATATCAATAGATAACGTATCTTTAATTAACTTAACTTTGCGAGACTTAGTGTAACTCAAGTTAATAGCATTCTCTAATTGCTCTCTATTAAGAAGTGCATTAAACTCTTGATATCTTAATGTACAGTTAGCAGGTAGAATGGAAACAATTGCGGCATTTAGATTAAGTGCGAAGTAAATCATGTTATCTCCAGTTAGAATGAGTTAATTGAACAGTAGTTAAATAATGTTAATTAAGTGCATTATAATTGCAACTTAATAAATGAGTTAAAGATGTTAATCATAACAGATTTAGAATGTCTTTGTATGATGTAGGTTGTTTAACTTGATGTTTGTTTAATTGACGTATAGCAAATCTCCCTAATCTATCAAAAGTGACAAAGGTTAAGTTAGTGTTCTCTAAATCAACATCAGGTAAAGTAACTTTAGTAGCCCACTTATTCATTTAACTTTCTCAATTGTTCCCAAGCTTCAGGTAAATATTTTTGTAATGCTTGCCAGTATTCTACTACTTCTGTGTCGGGATAGTAAGTACAAACTTCACAAGCATCTTCATAGTTAAGGAATGTAGTAGCGTCATTAGGAGAATTACCCCATTCTAAAGTTCCTCTTTTATAATACTTATTTGTTTTAGTATTCTTAACTACATACTTTGAATTTTTAGTCATAGCATAACTTCTTTTTACAGTTTTAGTTGATTCAATACTCATGTAGGTTCTCATTTGATTACTCTCACTTATTTTCTTACTTAATGCAGTTAACATCATGATGTCATTCCCTAAATCAGAAATTTCATCTTCGTCATCAATTAAACTAGAGCGAGTTTGATACTTAACTATTAGATTATTAATAGCTAATATTATGAACACTCTATCCTTAAATCCTAATTCCATAGTAGTTACTTAACTTAGTTACCTCGTTAAGTTGAATGTTAACTAGTTAGTAACAACTAATTCAGCTAATGTTTTACCATCAACAGTTAATACACCATTCTTAAAGTTAACCTCATCACCCAAATATTCATTCTTAACTGTTTCCAACCAAGGACTTCCACAACAACCACAACCTCCAATAGACATATCATATTCAACATACAATGCTTCTAACTTAGAAAGAAATTCAATTGTTCGCTGATTCATATTACACCTTTACTTTCTTGATTGCACGTTTAATTGGTTTACTTAATTCAACAGCTTCATCATAAGTTAGAAACTGTTTATCTCCAACTATGAATACTTCACGTAACTCGAATCTATCAACTACAGATGTACCGGGTTTAGCAGGTCTAGCGAATACGTTACTCATGTTATTCTCCTAATATTTTAGAAAGTAAATCAATTACACTGGATAGAAATAATCCAAATAGTGTACCAAGTAAGAAAATAAATAGTATTGGCATTGTCAATCTCCTAATAAACTAATAGTTCACTATTAAATCGCACTAACTTAAGTAGAGTTAGCAGTTTCCAATCTACAGGAAATGACTTGAATCGGAGATCTGTGCGTGATTTAATTTCCATCTGTTTAACCTGTTTCCATTTACGTAACTCCTCAATAACACTATCTTTAATTGGTACATCTAACCATTTAGATAACTCAATTAATAATTTAAGTGATTCCGTATCAGATGTACATTGAACTACACCTACACTAGATTTATTTCTATGTTGATAAAACGCATATTCGCTGGACTTAACTTGAAAACCAAGCCATTGATCATTTCGTTTAACTGCAATGTCTACTTGATATACAGAATCAAGTATGGTGTAATTTTCAACTAGATGCACTTCATCTAATTGAAGTAACTTGAGAATGTTAACTAGATACAACTCTGTTTTCTTACCTTTGTCAACAGCAGCTTTAGTATTGTAATTTGGTCTAGTAAGTTTAATTTTATCTAGACCATATATCAGATGATCTAGTGTTAACTCGTATGGTTTGTTGGCGATCTTGAAGCTCATAACATTGTCCTCTAAATAAATTGACCAACAAAGAAAGCGCAACTTAATTGCTGCGCTACCTTAATTGATAATCTATATGGTTACTTAAACTTGATATTACTAGTCTCAATCTTCCCCGTATGTTCCTCAACTTCAATCTTAGTTTCAGTTACCTTCTCAGGTGGAGTATTTTTATCTGCATAACTACTAGTTGTAGTCTTAACTCCATCTTTAATTACAATTTCAATTCCAACTAATCGTTTATCCGACATACTTATCTCCTAGATAATGTTTAACTAATGCTAGTGGAACATTACAATAAATATTCTCAGGATTAGTAATTGATCGAATATGCACATCACCTTTTATACCTTCAGATACAATTTCCCAATCATGTAATCCTAAATGTGGATGAAAGTAAGAAAAAACAGGTGGTTTGTACAATTCAATATTATTATTATAAACCAGCTTTTCACCCCAATCTTCATGTTCAATTACATAATAATAACCATTTCTAGTTATATATGTAACTTCAAACACATGACCTTGTGGTTGATTAAGTAAAACAACTTTATCTCCGATATTGAATTTATTCATCTTCATCTTCTCCTTGTGGTGCTGGTATAGTTGGACTTTCTTCTCCATTACCTCTTTCATCAGGATCTAACTTCATTACGATTCTCCATAGCAAATAATTCATCACGAGTTAACTCAACACGATCTAAATCGTTATCATCTACAGTGTCATAGAATAACTTCATAAATTTAGCATTATCAACTTTTAATTTCTCCAATAGCTTAAGACATTCAATTAAACCTCTAACATAATAGTATTCACCATCAACACGTATTCTGATAGCTATACTTAATATTTTCTTACCATCTTGATCTGTTACTACATTAATAATTGGTTTCCATGCTGTGTAACGTTTAAGATTAATACCGCCGCATTCAAGTTCAAAATTCTTCATTATACTCCTAATAAGAATCGGTGTGTTCATCAACTTACTCTTTTTCTTACAATTTGAATGTCTTGTGGTTCATACGCTAACATTAATCCTACTATCTGGATATATAACACAAGCACTAAGATAACTACTTACGAACTTTACTAAATCCTCATATTTACCCCAACCGTTAGCGGGATTTAACTTCCTGTATTTATCAGGATCACTAATTAATTCAATCAACCCTTCAGCTAGAGGTTTAATTAACTCACTAGCATTAGTTACTTCTGGATGCCATAAACACTCATACAATCCAGCTAATTCAGCCATTGTATTTAGATTGTGAGTTATGTTAGCAGTAAACACTTCAGTAGTAGTTACTTCATCAGATACAACTACAACTGGTTCATCTATCGTTAACCAAACATCTAAACTCATTATTCTGCGTATATAACAGTAGTTACATCAACAATTACACCATTACTTGCGAGTATTATAAGTTGATCATCAAGCTTAACATAATAATAATCAGATTCAAGTGGAATATCAGTTAATGCAGATTTAAGTTCACTTGTTAAAGAACTAAGTTCAGCTTCTTTCTTTTCTCTAGTTACGTCTAACTCTTTAACTTCAGCTTTAGTTTCTAAAATGTTTACGATGATTTGTCCTAATTTACTCATTCTAATTCCTCCATAATTACATCATCGTCATCATCACATGAGAAGAGAAACTCATCATATGATTCCTTGTTAAGTTTAGTTAGAAGAAGACGTGCATCCTCATTGTGTAGTGTGTACATAAACTTAGTTGAACTGTAGTTAAATTACTTAACTACAGTTAGTTATCCTATCCTAGTTGTTCCAGCATTCGGCGGCGATCTATGTGAACTATGTTCTCTACTGCAACTCCTCTAGGAACGCGTATATCAACGTCCAACGAGCCACCAGTATTTCTACTAACTTTATTATTGTATGCAATCTCACAATAAAGAGGTTCTCTACAATGAGCATCGAAATCAATAATGTTATTATCATTATCATTCCATTGAATACTAAACCTACTAACTACATTATCTACACGTCCACCTGCTGCTTTAACTCTCTCACGCATACTATCAGCATTACCGCCATTGTAAACCCAGCTAAATGAGTTATCCCACTTAAATAATGTAGGTGCTGCACTATCTACAGCAGTTACTAAACTAACTAAATTACCACTATGGCGCGATTCAAGTAGTAACTCAACATTAGTAGCACCAGGTAACACATCATTAATAAACTCATCTATGTTAACTTCATCTAACTTAACTAATGACTTAGGATTAACAGGAACTTCATCTAATATGCTATCAAATACATTAGTATTGAGTTTCTGAGAGCGATTAATAAACAGAGCATCATTAACGTTAATATCAGCTTCATTTGCAAATCTCCTATTTAATGCAGATTCTAAACCTAGTTCAATTACAAGTTGATTAGCTTCCTCTACTTGTTTCTTAGTAGAGATAACTTGATTAGTTCTCATGTAGTTAGATGGAGCTACCATAGCTTCATATTTTCTAACTGCAACATTAATATCAACACTATTAGATAAATCAATTAATAAACTACCTATTGAAGTGTTTCTAATACCTGCAATAAACGAACTAGAGTTAATCCAACAATAGTTATCCTTATTAATAGTATCCTTGTATTCTTGTTGATGTTTAAGTAATTCAATTAAACTAGTTTTATTTGATTCACCTCTATATAACTGATTTTGTGCAATTAACTCAAGCACTGTTTCAGTTGAATCAATTGATAGTTCATTTAATGCTCGTTTAAATGTTTCCTTCTTACTACGTTTATCAGACATCAAGGTATTTTCAGTTAAAAAAGATTGAGTTACTAATGTACTAGGTAACTCATAATAGAGATGTTGCCATTCTACATCAATAGTTAAACTACGATCTGTACCTAACTTAGATTGTTTAGTTATGAATACATTAGTTATGTTAGATTCACTAACTAACTTATCTAATGCAGCTATAACTCCTGCATACATAACGTCATCTACAGTGAAATCCCACATTGACTTAACTTCACCATCTTTAATTGCAACTACATTACCATACTGTTTAATAAACTGTCTACAACAGTTACAGTTAAATCCTTGACGTTCATCATCAGGAAACGCATTTAAATAAGCATCCCATAACTCATTCTTATTAACATCAGTTACATATAACCGAACTTGTCCTTCAATGAGTTTATTGAAGTTACTTTGAAACAATACTTTAAATTCATTAAATTGCATAACTCTAAGTCTCCTAATTGTGTTAACTCTAAACTAACTTAATTAACAATGAATAGTTATCACTAAATCCTGCAAACTTAAATGACTTATAATGGACAAGTTACAGGAACTAAAGCAACTATTAATTGAGCTAGTTGTTTCTTACTTAACTAAATATCTCTCTAATTAAGATACTTAGTATACTAAGATACTTCACTAACTCGCCCCTTACACTGTTCTAGGAAATTTAGATAGATCTATCCTAAATACCTAACATTACTACTACTAGTAGTCTTTTTAACGTTGCGACTTGTTGTTAACTCAGTGCAACTAATTACTTACCATTGATCCTAACTATTGCTAGGTGGTGTCACTTGACTTGTCGGGACATTACCTGGTATCTCTAGATGTCCGAACATTGTGCAACCGTGATAGTGACCTTCTTTATGTTTTAGCTCTAGAGCCAGGACTTTCACCCTGATCACGGTGTAGACTACTGGTGTTCTGAGGTGTCTTGATAAGACCCAGTGCCTACGGAATGAGTAAACCCCTTAAACTCATACTCCGCATACCAGCCAATACCGTAAACTACGTGACGCAGTATCAAGGGATCTTTCGATATTAGCTAGTAATATCATAACTTAGTTTTTAATAAATTTACAACTAAATTATTCAAACAACTTAATACTGAAGGTTTTTGTTCTAGTAACATTTCCTCATATAATTCGACAGCAATATCATATACCGCGCTACGTCGTTGATCTATTAACTTATTTTCATGAGCTTGACATTCTTCAGGAGTGTCAAATAACTTACCATCTCTGGATTGATACTTAGTTACTTTTTTCATTATCTTAATTCCTGTGATGTTTAACTTATTTTCTTACCATGTCAAGATAAATTATTTCAATTTACTGCACATAGCACTACATACAACCCGAAAACCGAAGTTGCCGATGCGGTAGTCGAGATCGTTGTCGTAGCGAAAAGCAGAACGGCAATTAGCAGGATAGTTGAACCACGAACCACCGCGCAGCAGCTTTCTATTACTACTCTCTTCATTATCTAGCCATGCGCTACCATCTGTTGGCGCACCTTTATAGTTACTATGCCAATTATCTTGACACCACTCCCATACATTGCCGTGCATATCATATAAACCAAAGGCGTTGGGCTGAAAAGTTCCTACTGGAGTTGTTCTTCCTCGATATTCTCCCTTGGGAGCATTACCATAGGTGTAGTTACCATCATAGTTTACCTCATTTGTGGTGATTGTATCACCAAAAGCAAAAGGTTTTGCAGAACCAGCACGACAGGCATATTCCCATTCTGCTTCACTGGGGAGACGGTAGGTTCTACCTGTATATTGTGAAAGGCGATCGCAAAACTCAACCGCATCTTCCCAAGAAACTTGCTCAACGGGACGATTATCACCTTTAAAATGAGACGGATCTTGCTCTAACTCACGGTTCACTTGGGGTAACTGTGCCACAAATCGCCATTGTGCTTGGGTGACTTGATATTTACCCATAAAGAAGGGTTCTATTGTAACTTCATGTTGTGGACGTTCACTATCCATGCTATTTTCCTCTTCTTTTGGTGAACCCATGATAAAAGTGCCACCGGGGATTAACATCATGTCCAGTTGAATATCATTACCTAAATCTTCTAATGCCAAATCTTTTATTTCTTCTAAGTTCATGAATTTTTGTTGTTCTTCACTACTTAAACGATTCCATTTACTAATAGCATCATACCAAATCCCTTTGCTATTAAGACCTAAAACTAAAACTTTAATTTTAGTCTGACGATTAACAGTAATTGATTCAAATTGCGGCACATTTTTATGAACAATTGCGTACTGATATAGTTGTGGACAATGACCATCAACTAAAATAACTTCATAATCGCCCCTAAGCTCAAATCCTAAATCAATTAACGTCTGTTTATCTAATTCATGTTGTTTCTTACGTTCAACATCTTCTAATTCATTCACACGGATTTTCAACAACGATCTTTCTTGTTTAAGTTGCTTTAACTGTTGTGCTAATTCAGATCTCTTCAATTTCTTCTTACATTTCTTAATTTTCTTGTTAATAACATCTAATTCATGTTGTAAATCAGACATAGTATTCTCCAGTAGGTTAACATGATCAACTAATTGACCAACAAAGTGAGTTAAATAAAGGTACTTAACTCACTTAATTGACTAACTAATTTTCACCTCAACATTAGATTTAGGTTTATTAGCATATTCAACTAACAGTCGTTCTACTAACTTATCATTAGCAGCTTGATCTATCTCACTTGTATCTATCGTATATGAGGATACGACGTTTCCGTTACTAAATAAATCAACTTTCCATTTACAATCTTTACAAGTTTTTTCTTCCATCATCTGTATAACTCATTCACTTAAAAGAGAGAGAGGGGTTTGATGTCCCCGCTGTCTAATCCTCCAGACTAGTTATCCTATCCTCAATTTGAGAAAGAAGATTGTCAGCCACCTTACCAAAGAAGTATAATACTTCTTTGTTCTCACCTGTAGGCTTTAGAACCACTACCAAGCGTGATTGGTCACTTCCCGAGGTAAGTTTATTACCCAGCGGTGTGTATTTGTATCCTGCTACTTCATCAAGTATGAAGCCTCCAACTGCTGCTTGTGTGTCAGAACCTCTTGGAACATAAATAAAGTCTGTCATCTTTAATCTCCTATATTATGACTTGGCAACATTTAATTACCAATATAGCTGCTATCAAATGGAAGCTGCTTTAGTGCCGAACCCTCTTGGTGGTTGCAACTTAGTAGTTGTGAATTTAAGTGGATCTGGGTTGAGTTTACCGCGAACTTGAGATTTGCGTTGTTTGTCGTTCATAAATTAAAAAAAAAGTTAATAAAAAAATAAGTAACTAGCGCGAACTAGTTACTTAGTGTTATTTGATACAAGTGTCTAGTGCCGCTTACTGGAAACTTAATCCCATTGCACCTAGTACAATAGAAGTGTTAGACCGTAATCTAACTACTTTATAAGGGGATGTCATTTGACTAGCTAGTGGATGCTTAGATGCGACTGCCATAGATAATGCTTGCAATGATACAACTAATACATCTTCAGGTTGAACACCTTCTGGAATACCAACTGCATCACCATATTTAGTAACTACAGTTGGAATACCGTTAATAGGTTCACCTTCAACTGTAGTTGTGTTAATTCTGATGCTACCAACTGAAGGTAAACTTAATATTGCGTTACCTTCTACACTATCAGCAATAAGTGTTGTAGCGTTAACTCTTTCTAGATTAACAAAGCTAGATTCCGCGTATACATCGAAGTCATGTGGTGTTAAGTTGATAATGGTCATAAGCTCATTCCTTAAATAAATTGCTATCTGAATTGATAACAAACAAAGTAAATTAAGCTACTAGAACTTAATTTACTTAATTAACTATCAATTATTTTGTACTAAGTTACGTTAGTTAGGTAAGTTGAACAAGCAGAGTGCGATTGTTATTATTGAAATAGCATAGACTCCTACTAAAACCAATAAATAGTCTGTAAAGTCATCTTCATGACGTGCGATTGTCGGAGCAACATATGAAACAGTAAGGGAAATAGCAAGGATTGCTACTACACCCAATAAATTAAATATTCTCATTTTGTCTCCTATCTTTGTATTATCTACTAGCAATTAACTAGCAGTAACGAGTAACTAAATTAAATTAATTACCCGTAACTGATATTTAATGAATAACTGGAATTAAATCTTCTTTTTTGTACTCATACTTTTCACCACCTTTTTCACCCCATTGAACATTATGACCGTAAGCAGGTGTTACTACTACAGTGTCACCTTTATCTTCGATTACTTCATATTGAAAGAAATCACCTGTTTGAACTTGATCTCCAAACTTGTATGTGATATTAGACATAATTGTTCCTTTTTTCTTACTTGATGAAAGTTCTGATAGTGTATTAACTACCAGCAACAGGTAACTAATGGATTACTAGTTACCTGTAACTGAAAGTCAAACGCTATCTTCTATTTTACTTAAACGGTTTTCCCACTTAAGTAAATAAGTGTAGTCAACATTCCAGTTAACTCGTCTATTAAAACGAGTTAAATATTTAATTAATAGTGGATTAGTAATATATCCATTTAGAAATAACCTATATAAGAGAATATGTCTCTTATTCAGATTATATAGTAATGCTTGTTTAGTTAACATGGTATAACCTCCACCACACTATCCCATGTTACTAAAGTATTGTATTGAACTTCTCGATAATAACTATGACAATCTGGTAATTCGTTTAATTTAGTTACTGGATAATGACTTTCTCCACTTTGCCACAAACTATCTCTATCTGTAACTGTTATGTATGGTAGTAATTGTTTAGTATTAACTAAACAGAAATTACTACCATATTGTTTACCATTATGGCGATCATCACTTGCAATACCACATATCATGCGGATACCTGTATTGCCAAAATGGGAGATTTCATCACGTAAGCGAGTTTCTGGATCGTTCATACCTCCAGAATGCCCAACTTCATGTTGCGACTTAAATCTAGTCGCGCGGATCAAGTCTATATGTTGATCCTTACATTTGATTCCCAATTGAATGGAAACATTAATGCGAGATTTCAGTATTCCCCACATACGTTGCTGATTGTCATTACCTATCATCCCAGCATGAACATGGGATATGCCCATTGTTTCCATAAATAGACCACGGAATTGGAGAATTTCCCAATCCTTCATATCTTCACCCATAACATTGGGATCTCGAGATCCCCATGCTATTAATGTATCAAGATAAGTTTTCTGGCATCTATTAACTTGATACACGCCTTCAGCACGTCCATTGGATTGAGGTAATTTTTCAATATATTTAATGGCACGATTACCAATAGATTCATCATCTATTAGTAGTGGATATCTACAATTATCGGGATTACTAGATACTCCAAATATCATTTCGTAATTTAATCCTTGTTCACGTAGATAATCGTAAATAGTACCTCTACCTTGTACATCTACAAGTACAGGTAATTTACCAGTTAATTCACTAGCTAATGCTATTTCATTCTTTAATAACTCAACACTAGCGTCGTCACCTATCTGACTACGGCTAAATACACCTAACATTGAATCGTAATTCATGCTAAATAACAAGTTATATAGTGGTACAGCATCACGAGCCATACACACATAGAAGTATTTAGATGGTTGATATTTTTGCACCAATGCTGTTGCTATTTGATGTACTATTTCAGCACCTTTATAACACTTACTATCATTAAATAACTTCCATATATGGTCATCACACCAATATGGACGACTATTTAACAAGTTAAATTTAACTTCCCTTACTTTTTTCTTACTTCTATCCATAATGATAGGTATTAGGTAAGAAAATAGGGAATAATCAACAGTTAATGATGCTATTGATTCTATGAAGTTAATAACATCACTTATTTTATTTGGATAAATTAACTCAATGACATTTAGAACGTCATCTTGGTTAAGATTACCCAAGTTAAATTCATGTGCTAAGTTATCAATTAGCAAAAGTAACTCATTCTTATTAGTGTTTCTATTAATATTCTCATCTAATGGTTTCTCCAACCATTTAGGTAAATTTAACATCCAAATAATTTCAGGATTATCTAAATGTCTATTAGAAACAACAAATTCAAGACCCTTACACCATTCAGAGAATGAAATATCAAAAGTTAAAAGATTATACGCTTCTCCCCTATAATCGTCATATTTATTGATAACCATAAATTCTATGTAATCGTAACTGGGAAATACATCCCAACCGTAAAATAGTATATTTTCTTCAGTGTAAGTTAGATCTAACCAACAAATAGGTCTATTTTCGATACTATGATTTTCAGTATCATAGTAAGTAACAGTACCATTATTCTCTACTATATTCTTATATAGTAGTTCTATATTGTTTTCTAATTCCCGTTTAGTGGGAATGAGTTTATCTAATAAATGTATGGTTGCCCATTTATTAGAAAGCAAAAGTATTTCGTATTTAGAGAAGCTATCTTTGATATCAATAGCATCATCTAGTTTAGCAGCAGTTGTTAGAAGTTGAGTTGCAGATTTCATGATATTAATGTCCTCTAAGTGGATGTTTATCTGGTAATAATTAACCAGCAAAGTAAGACTAACTTGCGCTAATCTTACTTAACTGAATAACTAGTTAACCACGATGGCGAACCATGCTTTAACTAATGTACCGATAGCGTAACTAAACATTGCAATGAATGTGAAGTACCAGTTAGAACTCTGTCTTGTAACTAGCGTATACTTATATCCAGCATAATAAGCTAAGATAATGCACGCTAACTGAACTACTGTTGGAGTAGAGTCGGTTTTAATAAAGCTGATTAAGTCGTTCATAAGTTCCTTAAGTTAGAATAAGTTGAGTTAAATTTCGTTGTTATGAAATGGTTTAATGTTAGCTAAATAGTTAACTAAACTACTTCTAATATCACCAGTTAACTTCCAGGTTTCATCATGAGTTATGTCAGATGTACCATTCCATTTGCATATATTGAAGTAGTCATTCTCTAATTGAATGAGAAACTTAGTAGTACCATAATTAAATGTTGCTTGAACGTTCTCAATGTCAACAAATACTAGACATTTATAACGGGATTTAATTGTTAAGTCCATAGACTCAACTAAGTCTATTCCTAATAACTTAACTAATTGCTCTATAAACAAAGTTCGAGATTGAGCTAAATATTCCGATTGTTTTAACTCAAGTGCAGCACGTTTATATTGTACTAACTCTTGTAATGTCATAATTCCAAGTTCCTGTAATTAATTGGATGTTTAACTAGACATTATTATCTTTAACGTCTTAATAAATCAAAAGACGTGAAAAAAATTCCCGTAAGAAAAAAAAAAGATAATCCATTACAACTACGCAACAAAAAAGCCACCTTGTTAGGGGCGGCTCTAGTTACTGGTATCATTTGTTACATGAGTAGTTCGGCGGTTAGTTTAGTTCTCTTTTTCTTACAGGTGAGATTATTTCTTGACTAATGATACTAAGTTAGTATCGCTATTGATAACTAGTGTATTAGATTGTTGTTTCTTAATCGCTTTTTTAGCACGACGGCTTAACTGTTGAGTAGGTTCTTGTATAGTAGATTGTGTTTTTAAGAAGTTAGTATCATGCTTTATAGCCTTACCTATGATCATCTGGATATGACGATCTACTACTGCGTTACTAGCTAGTTTATAGTTATTTGCATATTCAATTTGATAGCGTCCACTAGAATCTAACTCACCAATTTTACCTATGCTAGATTGTATTTTCTCAGTTCTAATGTATTGATTTAAGTACAATGTACCATTAGATGCAATTTCTACTTGCATTTTATGATCATGACCCGCTAGTTTGAATAGATTACCCATTAGATTGGTATTTATACCTTGCTGTACACTAGAAGTCAGTTTAACTCCAGTGTTACGTTTATTCTTAGTATTTTTAGATTGTCCTATATATCCACAATCAGCTTTATGTTCCTTAGATTTACCATTTTTAGTGTATGCTTGACTAGGTAATACAGTCACACTACCACTAGCAGAATACAACAACTTATTGTCAATATATATTGATGTAGCAACATTATGATCAATTACCCCATTTTTTAAACCGCTTTTATAGGCGGATCTTTTCTCACTTGGTAATCCGAGATCGTTACCACGATCATTAGCTACATAGATTGTTCTAACTTTAGGTTTACCAGTTTCCACAGTAGCAGGTACTAAGTTACGACCTTTTTTAATGATCTTCTTGGCTTCCGTTATTTCTTTACTTAACCCAAATTGCACTTTAAGGATAGAAGTATGATCTTCATAATCCGTTAAGTAACTTTGAATAATGGGATAATTAACCCATAACTTAGATAGGATAATGCGGGCATCTATACCCGTTATGTGAGAGTTATTGTTTAAACAGATAAACCCTTTGTTATAGAAACTATCTAGTTGTTCATAGGATAAAACTTTATTAGTAACTTGAGTATTACTAACGTTAGTATTGTTAACTTGAATTGTGACAGGTTGTGCAACTACTTTATTAATAGGTTGAGTTACTTTAATCTCTGTTACAGTAACACCTGTAACTTCATTAATAACAGGTTCACTTGATACATCTATCCCAAATACATCAAAACTAGATAGATAACCGTCAAGATCCGCGCTATCATCTATAAACTGATTTTGTAATGCTGAAGTACCATTAATAATTAAATCAGTGTAATCATCACTATTTTTCTTACTTAACTCATAGTTCTCAAGTGCTGCAATTAACTCTAATGTTTTACCATTAGCTTTAATTCCTCTTGATTTACATTCTTGCTGTAACTTGTTGCGATTCAATTCTCTAAAGTTCATGATCGTATTCCTTATGTGATGTAATAAATAACCAACAACATCTATCTAGTTAGTATGGTTAATATACTAGATAGATGTAATTGAATATCTATTTATACGGTTGGTTCTATGTCTTCATTATCAGGTGTTACAGGTGTTATTTCTATGTTGTGTTGAGTACATAAGGTTACTAAACTATCTATGTCACTAAATAGATTATATAATTGCGTAACTTTAATTCCCGTTGCACTAGCTAATGTAGATTGACTATTACTAGATAGATGTTTCATTAATAACTCTAGTCTAGTATCTTGATCATCACTACTCATACAAGGTATAAATCGCGGATCAACTGGATTTAATGTAACTGGTTTTCCCTTTAGAGCATTCTTAAACTGCGGTATACTAGGCACTTCCCTAGCGCATATATCTAGTACATCCCACCACTGATTAGCGGTAAACGCTTTAACCGTGCTTACATCATAGATATCTAGTAAATCAGTCATTACATCATAGCTAGTTAACTTGATTAATTTAGCTATTATTAACCATACTGGCGCGATACGGTTATTCTCTACTAAATCACTAGCTTTATTAATCCAATATGGTAAGGCACTATTAACTAACACCTCCCAATGAAACTTAGTTTCATCAAATACAAGTTTATTTGGCAACAAGTCTTCATTTAATTGGATGTACAGACTACCAGGTACAGCTTTAATCTCACCCATAGGTGTTTTATTATGGATGTTATTTGTTTTTCCAGTTAACTCATTCTTAACAGGTACAGTTGAATGAAAATAAATCTGTATTTTACCACTAGAAACTTCTAACGTATATACTATTGGTACGTTACCCTTTTTACCACCGAAACAAGAATAACTTACTCCAAAGTTACTAGCATTAGATAATGCGTATACTTGATTTTGTAATTGCATGATATTCTACCCTATTGAATGAAGTTAGCAACCTGTAGTTATATTAACTAACAGTAAAGTAACATTAATACAAACTAATGTTACTTAACTGGTATTTAATCAATTAACTTTAACCATTCATTAAAATCACACTGATTAAACGCATTTAATAATCTATCTAATTCATGTTTAGTTACATCATTTAATGAAGTATAGTTTTTTCTTACACCTTTAAATGTATCTTGCACTTGAATATCTATCGTTTTATTAGTGCAATTAACAAGTTGATAGAAGTAACGGTTATTATCAATATTAAATTGATAACCGTAATTTGTTTTAACTTGAGTTGCGTTATCTAATGGTAGTAACATAATTCTAATTTTGTAATGTGGTGATCAGTTAGTTAATTAACTAACTGCAAAGTTAATCAAATATCTAACTTGATTAACTTAACAGTTAGTTAATAGACTTATCTGACACTATCTTCAATAGCATCGATAAGTCTATTAACAAAACTTTGTTCCCAACCTGATTTATCTCTTTTTTTGCGATAAGCAAAATCAGTATTTTGCTTAATTTGAGTTAAGTCGATCTTGCAGTTCACTGCAAGGGTTTCTAACTTAAACAAATCTAATTCGTTTAGTGCATCGAAGTCATACTCGACTTCATTAAAACAGTATATGTTCATTAAATTATCTCCTATTAATCTTTTTTTTCTTACTTAGTTAGTACTGGAGTCATCCAGTAGTTAACCTTTTAGAAGTGTTAAGAAATTGAGTCAATACATTTATATTGCGTATATTATCCACGTCCAGCCCCTAACGTGATACCGCTTTCATAGATCCTTGTCAGGTGACATAGAACTAGTCACCCTTACAAACCTAGCTAATTTATGGTATTAGCAAACATTACTTTTAATTCTGGACTTGCACCATAGTTAATAAATCATAGTAGTTATCCACTATTTTACTCTTGCTAGAAGTGATTTATTAACTAGCTTATTAGTTCGGGTATTTAAACCATTTATCTTATCAATAGCTATCTTAATGTACTCCTGACTCTACATGGTATTAATACTATTAATACTACGACTAGAGTTATTGTAGTCTTGGTTATCCCAAGCAGTTACATCTACTTACTATCAGTTCTAAGATAGAGAACTAACGTTATAAATCATTACGGGATTAGCGGATAGTCATAGATAGTTAAGTGCTATAGTTGCCTACTTTCACTTAACTAATGACTTATTAACTATGATTAGTTAACTTTCATATCAAGTATTACAACAATCTACTTTCCCGTAGGATGAGATTATTTGGTTTTCAGTGGTTCAGTGTGTGAGGTCGTTTCCTCCACTTCTTTAATATACACTGACTACTACATACTCTACTACATAGTTTTGAAGGCTAGAACCCTTACTGTGTAAGGGTTTCAGAGGTTGAGGAATGTGGGATTTTGGGTGAAACAAATACATAAATCATACATTACACAACTAACTCAAAACTACATACCAACTATATATACCATTACCCCCACTAATACAATGTAGAATTAAGGTAATAATAAAACTCATAATTACGTCATGGCAAATGAACTATTCCCCTGGGACATCATTGAAAGAGAGTTCGTACAAGGTAGAGATGAGAGAGATGCAGGTACTGGACTTAAACGTAAGACATTTCCAACTCATGAACAACTATGTCAACAATATGGTTGCAAACTAGAAACAATAAGAAATAGAAGTCAAAGTGGCAAATGGTTATTACAACGTACTCAATTCAAACGTAAACTACGCATCAAGAATACCGAAATTAATCTAGATGACTTGATGGGAGAAAGCGGTAAGTTCGATGCACAACATCTAAGAATACTAGAGAAGACTAATCAACTAATGGAAGAGTTTCTAGAACCATACGTAACAGGAGGTTATGATGATTTACCACCACTTAAACCAAGAGATCTCAAAGATATAATAGGAGCAATTAAAGATAGCGTAACTACAGTGAGAAGTATTCTAGGTGAGCCTAACACGGCATCACTATTAGATGAGATTAAAGAAGCAACATTAACTGAGCGTAAGAATAAGGAAGTAAGTAAAACTAGAC